TCAGCAGCCGCTTGGACACCGTGTACTGGTCGCTGGCCTTGCTCCACGAGATGTCCAGCGCGCAGGCCGCCTCGCCATCACCTTTGCGGTCGGCCGGGTTCTGGCACACCGAGTAGTCCGACGAGGAGACGTAGTTGCGGCCGCGGTGGTAGCCGTAGGTGTGTGCGGAGTCGCCGATGATGCCGGCCATCTGCGCGGACGGGATCCCGGCTTTGATCGAGTTGAACAGGTCGGTGATCGCCTGCGGCGCGTACTCGGTCACTCGGGATCGGCCTTGTCGTCGCGGTGCCAGTCGGGTTCCTGCTCGGCCAGCCGTTCGGCGTCGCCGGTCGGTCGGCGTTCGGTGACCGGGGCGGTGTCCGGGTCATGAGGCGAGGCGTCGGGTTCGCTCACGGCTGCTCCTTCGCGGGCGCTGGCAGGTTCGGGACGGTCCAGACGGCGCCGAGCGCGACCAGGAACGTGATCGCGACGGTGATCCAGTCGCCGGCGGTGATGCCACCGTCCTCGAGGGCGGTGGCGAGCGCGGTGAGCCCGGCGACCAGGGCGGCGGTGATCGCCTTCAACATGCCGGCCAGCGTCGTGGTCATGGGGTCGCCACGCAGGCTGCGATGGTCGCGGTGGCGTCTATCGGTTCGCGCTGGTGCACGCCGATGGTGGTCAGCGTGTACCCGGACGGGCAGGCCGGGCCGGGTGAACCGGTCGGTCCTGCCGGGCCGGTTGGCCCGGTCGGGCCGATGGCGCCGGGGCTGCCTGCCGGCCCGGTCTTGCCACGTTCACCACGCGGGCCACGCGGGCCGGGTGCCCCGCTCGCACCGGCCGATCCTTGCGGCCCTGTCGCGCCCTGCACGCCGATCCCGTCCTTGCCTGCCTTACCCTGCGGTCCCGCCGCTCCTGGCGCGCCCTGAACGCCCTGGGCGCCGCGCGGCCCCTGCGGGCCGGGCGGCCCGCTAGGGCCCACCGGTCCCCTCACCGTCGTCGTCTGCTCCGCGGTCGCGGCGATCCCGGTGAACACGGCGCAGGTGCTCAGCAAGCCGCCCGCTATCAGGAACGCTGTCAGCGGGGTCCGCAACACCGTGGCCGCCAGGTCGGTAAGGCTCACGCGGCACCTGCCCGGGCACGTCGATCCCGTTGCGGGCCAGCAGCACTCCCAGCTCGTGCGCGTACCGTTCCGCGGACAGCTGCGCGGCCCGCGCCTCGTCCAATTGCCCAACGAGCTGCTCGTACTCCTTGGCCGCGTTGCGCCGTTCCTTGGACCGGACGGCGCGGACCGCGAGCAACACCCCGCCGCAGGCTGCGATGATCCCGGCGAACCCGGTGACGACCGCGACGATCTCCGCCTCGGATGTGGAGACGGCCGACGCGAGCAGCACGGTTCATCAGGTGCCCGGCAGCGGCGGGTCGATGTCGCTGATCGGCTGCCCGCACACCCCGCACACCACGGAGCCGACAGTGATCGTGCTGGTCTCGCCCCACTCGTCGGTGACCTCGAACGAGAGCTGCATCTCGATCGGGATGCCGCTGTTCGCGCAGTCGTCGGTGTGGCAGGTGACGGTGTTCACGGCGCCTGCACCGCCAGCCAGGTCAGCGTCGCAGCGCCGCCGATTGCCGCGGATATGCCGCTGAGGGTGAATCCGGTGGCGCTCACCCCACTGGCCCAGTACCAGATCGGCAGGTTGCTGGCACCGACGCCCGTGGCGCGGTTGACCATCACGACGGGGGCTGCGGTGAACCGGCCCGCCGGGAAGGTGACCGCGGTCGAGTTGGTCGTGTTGGCGGTCGGGAGTGACAGCGTCGTGGTGCCTGCGGCGGTCGCGCCGAGCTTGGACGCGATGGTGCGCATCGCCGCGGCGCCCTGGGCGACCGGGTCGGAATCGTCGGGGACGGTGAGTCCGCCGGTGTTGACTGTGCTCATCTAGGTCCCCGTTCCTCGGTACTGCAGCCAGGTCTTCGTGTCCGCCGACCACGCGTGTTTGTCGAGCTGCCGCCAGCGCAGCGACGCCGCCGAGCTGGTGACGCCCCACAGCTGGTTCCAGGTGATCGACGGGTCCATCTGGTTCCAGTGCCAGGCCGGGTCGAGGTCGAACCACGCGGCGGAGTAGGCGGTCTGCCCGGATGGGGACAGGGTCATGTCCAACGTCCACCGGGCCCCGTCGAAGCTGTATTCGCCGCCCTCGAGATAGGTGGACGCGACGCCGCCGGTGGGGGTCCAGCCAGGCATGTCGGTGACGGTGACCGGCAGCCCCGGCCTCTTGGCGCCGTCCAGCAAGGTGAGCAGGGTCGCGGTGTCGGACTCGGCGAAATCCTCCGGGACGTTCGTGTCCCAGGTGATGCCGGACAGCCGCCAGCCCAGGGCGCGGGAGCGGGCCAGCACCCGGTTCGCCACGTTGAACAGGTCCGCCTGGCTGACCAGCTGGCTGGTGTAGGACATGGCCCGCACCCCGAAGCCGAGCCCGCCCTGGGACTTCGGGGCTTCCGCGTTCGGGTCGTTGACCATCAGGCTGCGTTCGGTGGGGGCGGGCTGGCCCTGGTCGTCGACGGTCTGCTCCTGCCAGGTGCCGTTCACGCGGGTGATGACGTCGGCGACGTCCTGGGTCCACTGCGCCGGGTCCTCGAGCAGGTCGCACGCGGTGAGCACGACACCGCGGGTGGCGGCGGTGTTGCCGGTGATCTGCACCAGCGACGCGGACGCGTTCCAGGCGAGCATCGCCGACGCCTGCCGCAGCGTCGGGTCCTCGAACCACAGGTAGAACCCGACCGAGGCGGAGAACACCGGCCACAGCACCGCGTCGCCGGTGTCGGCGAGCTCGTCGAGCAGCTGCATCGCCGGCTGCGCGTCGACGTCGCGCCAGGTCACGTTGAACGCGCCCGGCACCGGGTCGATCACCGGTTGTACGGCGGCCTGGTCGACCGGGTCGATAGAGGCGGCGACGAGGGCGAGGATCCGTTTCACCCGGGTGGCGATGGTCTGCACCGGCCACGGCGTGTCGCCGATGCTGGTGTTCGCCAGGTCCGCGGTCCAGTCCGTGGCGGTCACGTCGACGCCGACGCCGGTGGCGGTGGCCTGGGCGTGCAGGTCGGTGATGCGGCCGGTGAACACGAGCACGCGGCGCACCGCGGCCGGCGGCGCCCAAACCCGCGCCTCGTCGACGGTGACGGTGCCCCAGGACATCCAGGTGCCCGGCTGCGCCGACCAGGCGCCGGCGGCCGCGGTGATCGGCCCGTTCCACACCGCGAACTGCACGTCGAGCTGCAGCCCCGCCCAGCCGTACGGGACGTCGGCGGGCACGGTGCCGGCGGCGGTGACCCGCTGCCAGCCGGCGGCCGCCGGCACGGCGGTGGCCGGGCCGAACGTGGCGCCGGCGGTCTTCGATGTCGGGCCGGGGAACACGGCCGCGGACAGGGTGGCGCCGATGCGGGTCGGCTCGCCGAGTTTCACCATCAGGTCGACCGACCAGGAGTCGCCGGCGGTGACTTGGGTGAGGGTGTTCCACGCGGTCGCCGAGCTCGAGAACGGGGCGGGCGGGATGAGCAGCCGCTGCGCCCCGGTCGTGGCGTTCGGGTAGCCGGGCGGGCGGGTGAGCAGCGCCCGGCTGCCGGCGTACGCGTCCGTGGTGAACGTGGTGGAGCCGGCCGAGGCGACCCGGTCCGCGAGCGCCGCGGTCTCGAACCCGCCGTCGACGGCGATGTTGACCGGGCTGGTGCCGGCGGTGACGTCGCCGGCGGCGTAGCAGTCGACGACCGCGCCGACGTGCAGCACGTCGAGGAAATCGTCGTCCGGGTCGATGTCGGCGACCGTGAACGTCGCGGTCGAGGTGGCTGGCTGCTCCATGGTGGTGGACCGGCCCCAGGTGAGTTTGAACCCGGCCAGCGCGGTCGGCACCGACGCGAGGTATTCCGGGCCGGTGTCGGGCAGCCGTGCCTTGTCGACGTACAGCTCGCAGCTGGCGGTGCTCATGCGACACCGCCGACCGGGGCGCCGACCCGGGTGATTCCGGTGACCCGGCCGGCGCGGCGGGCCAGGATCTTCTCGATCTGCCGGGCGACCGCGTCCGGATCGAGCGCCCCGTTGACGACGATGGTGGTGCCGCCGAGCTCGTCGCGGAGCAGTTTGCGCAGCATCGACTCCGGTGCCACGAACTCCGGCCCGCCCTCGCCGACGACGGCGGTGGTGGCGCGGGTGACGTAGGCGCCGGACGCGAGCTCGGGGATGTTCGGCGTGTTGATGGTGAACGACGGGAACTTGGTGTGCGGCGGGAACGGCAGTTTGAACCCGCCGATGGTGAACGACAGGTTGTTCCACGCGCGGATCACGGCGTTGATCGGCTTCTTCAGTGCGGTGCCGAGCGCGCCAAACCCTGCCGTGATCTTGTCGATAACGTTGGTCTTGATCCAGTTCCAGGCGGCCTTGAACGGGGCTGTGATCGCCGATTCCACCTTCGACATGGCTGACGTGATCTTCGACCAGAGTCCGGAGAACGCGCCGCCGATCTTGTCGATGACGTTGGTCTTCACCCAGTTCCACCCGGCCTGGAACGGGGCCTTGATGATGTTCGCCAACCCGGCGAGGGCGGCGGACACCTTGCCGGGGATGGACCGGACCCAGTTCACGATGCCCGGCACGAGGCTGTTCGCGACCCAGTTCCAGGCGGCGGTGAAGGGGGCCTTGATGATGGCGGTGACCGTGGATAGGGCGGAGGAGATGTAGCCGGGCACGCGGCGGAACCAGCCGATCACGGCCGGCAGCATCGTGTTCACGATCCAGTCCCACGCCAGCCGGTACGGCGCGGTGATGACCGCGAACAGGGTGGACAGGGCGGACGCGATCCAGCCGGGCACCTTCCGGAACCAGGAGATCACCGTGGCGCCGGCGTCGACGATCCACCCGAACGCGGCGACCACACCGCGGGCGACGGTCTGCACCACCGCCCACACAAGGCGGAACTGCAGCATCCAGAACGAGAACAGGGTCTTCAGCCCGCCCCAGAGGATCTTGACCACGGCGAGGATACCGGCGAATGCGGCCTGCACGATCTTCCGGAACGTCGCGGACTTCTTGTACGCGATGACCAGGATCGCGACCAGCGCGGCGATGCCGAGCACGATGAGCACGATCGGGTTCGCGTCCATGATCGCGTTGAACACGGCCTGGATCCCGGCCCAGATCTTCGTCGCACCCGCCGCGAGGTTCGTCTGTTTGATCCAGGAGACGAGCCCGCCCGCCTCCGACAGTTTCGAGGTTGCCTGCCCGACCTTGATGGCGGCGTAGACGGCGCCGATCGCGGCGGCGAACGCGAGCACCACCCCCTTGTGCTTGGTCATCCAGCCGATGGTGGCCTGGAACGCGGGCAGCACCGTGGTGGTGAGGATGTCGGCCAGCTTGGTCAGGATCGGCATGAACGACGCGACCAGGCCCTGGGAGACGTCCTCGAAGGAGCGTTTGGCGCGGGCCATCTGCCCGGGCAGGGTCTGCCCGGCCGCTTTCGCGGAGCCGCCGAACTCCTTGCGCAGCTCGGCCATGATGACTTTCTGCGCGCCGACCGTGTCCCCGGCCTTCTGCATCGCGGCGATCTGCTTCTTCTGCGCGTCGGTGAACGTGACCCCGATCTTCGTCAGCTTCGACACGCCCTTGGCCGGGTCGTTGAGCGCCTTGCCGAGCTGCACCGCGTATTTGGATGCGTCGCCGCCCATCTTCGCGGCCATGTCCGCGGTCATCTTCGTCGCCTCGTCGAAGATGGCGTTGGTGCCCTTGCCCTTGTTGCGGATGTTGGTGAAGGTGAGCAGCAGCTTCTCCGAGGCGACGATGCTGTCGTCGGTCTGCCCGCTGTAGTTCTGCACCGACGAGGCGAGATCCTCCATCCCCTTCACCGAGGTGTTCGCCGCGTTGCCGGTGGTCTTGAGCCCGTTCGCCAGCTGCGCCTGGCCGGCGAGAAAGTCGGACTGCTCGTCGAGGCCGGTCTTGAACATGGCGACCACGCCGCCGAGCGCGCCGGCGGCGGCGACCTTGGCCGCGTTCTTGATGAACCCGCCAAACTTGGACCCGGACTTCTCGACCTTGTCCCCGGCCTTGCCGGCGGCGTCGCCGACCTTCCCGAACGTCGCAGCAGCCTTCGACGCGTCGGCGACGATGTCAATCTTCAGCAGCGCCGGGCCGGCCATCTCAGCCTCCCCGCCGGATCCGCTCGGACCGCTCGGTCAGGTACCGGGCCGCGGTCATCAGGGTGCGCGGTTCGGCCAGCCACACCCCGGCTGGCACCCCCGTCTCGCACGCGATGACCACGGCGAGCTCCGCTAGCCCGCCGGCCGGGTAGGGTCCAGCTCCCCGCCGTCCTGGTCGTCGTCGAGGTCGTCGATCGCGTCGAGCTGGTCCAGGAACGTCTCGAACTTGGCTGGCACCTCGAGCCGGTTACGCAGGCAGGCTTCGTGCAGCACCCGCATGCCGCGCACCGTGTCGCCTTCGCCGTCGCGTTCGGCGCGGGCCAGGTCGAGCGCGTTCGTCTCCACCTCGATCTTCTGCCCGGCGATGACGAGCCGGACGTGGCGGCGCACCGATGGCATGGGTCAGGCCCCTTTCACGGTGTCGCACACCTTCTGGATGTCGTCGAGGTAGGCAGGCAGCCACGCCGGTTGGGTGTCCACCGCGGCGTTGTTGATGAACGGTTGCGGTTTCACGTTCCGGGCGGGCCATCCATAGTTGATGGGTCCGGCGTATAAAACCGACGCATTGCCCGCGACGACCCGGGCCCGGCCCACTTGCCGCGCCGGCCGCACCGAGGCACCCAACGCGCCGGTGCGGCGTGGCGCGGTCACCGACGCCCACTGCGCCACCATCGACGCGGCGCGGGCGTTCGCGTCCTTCAAGTCCTCGAGGCCGTCCCCGGCTGCGCGCAGCGTCGAACGCAGCCGGGACGCGCCCTCCACCCGGACGGTCGGGTCGGCCATCAGGCCGCCGGCTGCTCGGGCTGGTCGGCAGGTGCGGACTGCTGCGCCGCCGCGCCGGCAGTGCCCGGGGTGCGGGTCGGCCGCCCGACGATGTCGAACTCCCAGTCGGTGGTGAGCCGGGTGTTCACGTCCCCGCCTTCCTCCAGCGCGACGATCACACACTGACCCGCCCAGGTCGGCGCCCCGTCCTCGTTCGGTTCCCAGCTGAAGTCCACCGTCTGCATCGCGTTGTCGTAGCAGTAGGCGAGGAACCCGGCCGGGTCGTCGAAGTCCTGGATGGACGTGCCGCCAATGACGTAGGACTCCTTCTTGCCCTCGGGCAATTCATCACCGCAAAGAGTGGTGACAGCATCGCCATCCGAGTCATATGAAGGGGTCACATGCACATTGGTCGCCTGACAAGCGAATGTCGTGTCCCCGGCTGTGGCTGTTCCGAACGTAAGGGTGCCATTGCGCACGCGACTCTCGGTGATCGTCATTACATCGCCCTCTCGTTGGGATCAAAACCGCCCGGTGCGGGCGTTGGGGGGGTGTGAAACGCGTTTGTTCTGTCGAGGGGTGCATCAAGCACGTCAAACCTCGGCACAGCAAGTGCTCGATGCACCTCGCTCGTCTGGCGCGGCACGGTGATCCGGACGCCACCCAGCGGCCGGCACGTGCCACATGGGCCGGTGCCTGCGATGTCGAGGGTTGCGAGAACCCGCGGCACAACAGTCGCGGCTGGTGCCGCGCGCATTACTTGCGGTGGCACAAGCACGGTGACGTGAGCATCGACAAACGGGCCACGGGGCGCGCGCTGTGCAGCATTGAGGGATGTGCCCGCGCATCTGCCGGACGTGGTTGGTGCAAGCTGCACCATCGTCGTTGGTCTAAGTACGGTGACCCGCACTACGTCACGATGACGAAGGCGGAGTCGGTGCGCGTAGCGCTCGCGGCCAGGCTCGCCAAACCCGCCCAGACGCGCGGCAAGCGCTGGGTGCACCTGAAACACCGCCCGGCTCTCGTTGCTGCGTGGAACGGTCTGTGCGGGTTGTGCGACGAACCGATGGTCGACCACCTGAGCGTGCCCGGCGTGCCGCGTGCGTTGTGGCTGACCATCGATCACATCGATCCCGGCGGGTCGGACGACATCGACAACCTGCGGATCGTCCACGCATCGTGCAACTCGGCCCGCGGTAACCGCGCCGCGATCACCCGCGTCCCGCCGCCGTGGGTCCGGAACCCCGCTCACAGGTCCACCGCCTGGGTGAAGGTGAGCCGGTAGGCAGGGTGGGGCGGGTTGTCCGGCGAGAGCAGGTACTGCACCTTGTCGGCGCGTTCCACGGGCAGCACCGCGGCCGCGGCCGCGAGCAGCGGTTGCAGCGTGTCGACCGCGTCGAGGTTGGCGGTGCCGGGGGCGAGCGCGATCAC